CCGATTTAACCAGTGGCGCAAGCAACGTCTTTGTTGGCTACATAGCAGGCGGTAACGTAACCACAGGCGCTGACAATACAATTCTCGGCACAAATGCTGGTATCTCACTAACAACCGGCAGCAACAACATCATCATTGGCCACGACGCAGCCCCATCCGCAGCAGGCGTTTCCAACGAGATCACATTAGGCGATGCGAATATCACGGATGTTAGAATACCTGGCGTTGGGTTTTATATTGATAGTGGCGACGTTGGTATTGGTCAAACTAGCCCGTCAGCGAAACTTGATATTGTGGGCACTGCTAACGAAACAGTATTAGAAATTACCTCTACTGATAATAATACAGCACAAACCTTTACTGGTGTCCTGATTGACACTAATATGACTGGATCAGGAGCAACTGGTGCAGATAGAGAACATTATGGATTGTCTATCGACACCGATTCAAGTGCCACTGGCGGCGACACCAGCAATGAACATCGTGTTAGAAGTCTGCGTATTGATACAGATGTTAGTGGCGATAGTGATATTGTCAACGGCATTTATAACACTGTTCGTACAGCCCACTCTAGTGGTACGATAACTCAATCTATCGCTGCTTATAACTTAGTTGAAGCAGATGGCTCTGCTGGTGTTACCAACGCATATGCCAATTACAATCTTGCTTATTCTGGCGGTGTACTTAATGGTGGTTTGTACGGTGTTTTTGGAAGGAGTTTGCTACAATCTGGTCATACAAATGATGGCTCTATGAATATGTATGGTGGGTATTTTGAAGTAGACACAACAGCGAGTATCGGTGTTTCCGGCGTAAGCAATATGTATGCTGTTTATGCACTTGTTGATGATAATGATACAGCAAGTGCAAACTCATTCTGCTTCTATGGAACATCAGATGGTGGTTCAACCACAAACTATGGTATATACATTGCTGCTGGTACTACAATTAACTATCTGACTGGTGAACTCAGAGTGACTGGCGATGTTACTGCTAACTATTCAGATGAAAGACTTAAAGATTTTGATGGTACTATTCCTAATGCACTAGATAAAGTTAAGAGTTTGAATGGTTACTATTATTATGAAAACGAAAAAGCAAAAGAATATGGCTATGATAACCCGAATCGTCAAGTTGGTCTTAGCGCACAAGAAGTAGAGAAAGTTCTACCAGAAGTTATCGCTGAAGCACCGATCAATACAGAATACAAAACAGATTATAAGACTGTTAAATATGAAAAAATGATACCACTTCTTGTTGAAGCAATGAAAGAACAACAAGAACAGATCGAAAAACTTACCGCTGAAATTGAAAAATTGAAGAGATAATGCATTCTTATAAATAAAAAGAAAACTCACAGGAGCCTTACATGGCACAGCCAACTACAAAAGCAGAATTTAAAGAGTGGTGCCTCAGAAAACTAGGTAAGCCAGTGATTGAGATTAACGTTGATGATGACCAAGTTGATGACCGTGTTGAAGAAGCATTCTCATATTACTGGGACTATCATTTTGATGGTACAGAGAAAACGTTTCTAAAGCACGTTCTCACTTCTACTGATATCACAAACAAATATATCACTATTGCAGAGAACATCATTGGTGTAGTAAATATTTTTGATATTGGTGACTCTCTTTCTGTCAATAATCTATTCAACATTCGCTATCAGTTTGCTCTGAATGATATGTATGATATGAGTTCATACAGACTTCAAGAGTATATGATGGCAATGCAGCACATTCAATTTATTGAAGAGTTGCTTGTTGGTAAGCAGCCCATTCGCTACAATCGTAACGTCAATCGCTTACATATCGATATGGATTGGGAAAAAGTATCTGCTGGTGATTATGTTGTTGCAGAGTGCTATCAGATTGTTGACCCAGCAACGTATGGTGATGTTTACAAAGACCGCTGGCTACAGAACTATGCTACAGCAAAAATCAAATATCAATGGGGTTCAAACCTCACAAAGTTTAATGGAATGCAACTACCCGGTGGTGTAACATTCAACGGTGAGCAAATTCTTTCTGATGCAAGAGAAGAGATTCAGCGACTTGAAGAAGATATGATTAGTTCATATTCCTTACCCGTACATGATATGACTGGATAAGATTTATGGCAACTTCAGTATATTTCAATAACTTTGAAGCATCTATGGAGCAATATCTCATAGAAGATTTGGTTATTGAATCAATCAAAATACACGGGCATGACATTTATTACATCACAAGAACAACTGGTGCAGTGGATGACATTTTAAACGAGGATGACCTCTCTGAATACAAGAGAGCAGACTTCATTGATATGTACATCAAGAACTTTGATGGCTTTGAAGGTGAAGGAGACTTCCTATCAAAGTTTGGATTAGAGATTCGTGATGAGATGACGCTGACGATTGCCAGAAGAACATTTGAACTTGATGTAGCACAATATACAGGAAACGATAGACCACTTGAAGGCGACTTAATTTACTTCCCACTCAACAAGAAGATGTTTGAGATTAAGTTTGTTGAGCATGAACCAGTATTCTATCAGATGGGCGCTCTACAGATGTACGATTTGAGATGTGAAATGTTTGAGTATTCACAAGAGACTTTCAGCACAGGTGTAGCAGAGATTGATACATTGTTTGCTGGTTTTGAAACAACTTCTAATACATCGATTGAGTATCTTGAAACGCAAGACTCATTTGCTGATAACAGCACTATTGAAACAGCAGCAGACGGTATCATTGACTTCTCTGAAGCTGATCCTTTCTCTGAAGGGGGTAGGTTCTAATGTTTGGTCACAGTTTTTATCATGGTTCTCTTCGCAGATATGTCACGGTATTTGGTACGCTATTCAACGAGATTTTAATTTCTCGTGTCAACAATAGTAGTGTAACAAAGAAGCAGTTTCGTGTGCCTATCTCTTATGGTCCAATGCAGAAGTTTCTTGCAAGGATTGAAGGCGACCCAAGTCTGAATAGTCCTGCATCAGTCTCTCTTCCTCGTATGTCGTTTGAAATGACAAATCTCACATATGATCCAGACCGCAGATTGACTGGTAGGGTTCGTAACACAAAAACAGAGTCTTCTAATAACAATATTCTAACGACACAGTTTGCACCAGCACCATACAATATGGATTTTACCTTGTCTATCATGGCAAAATATTCTGAAGATGGTACTAAGATTCTAGAGCAGATATTGCCGTTTTTCAAACCAGAATGGACTGCTTCTGTCAAACTTGTTGATTCGTTGAATGAGTATTTCGACATACCAACAATCTTGAATTCTATTAGTAGCGAAGAAGTGTATGAAGGAGACTTCAGTACAAGAAGAGTTGTAATCTGGACATTGACATTCACAATGAAGGGTTACTTCTTTGGTCCAGTCACCACTAAGAAAATCATCAAGTTTGCTAACGTCAACTTCTATAGCCAGTTTGCAAACGGAGATTATTCTAATAGTTCAATGGAAAGCGTCAAGGTATTTCCTGGGCTGCTTGCAAACGGCGACCCAGCAGGATTTGTTTCAAGTCAGACAGTTCGTGCTACAGCAAATGCTCAAATATCTGGTGATAGCGTATCATCGTTTGAAATTATCAACAATGGTATTGGTTACAATAGCGCTACTGTTACAATCTCTGCTCCTAATTCGGGTAGTAACACTGCAACAGCAAGTGCCAATGTTGTCAACGATGGTATTCGTGAGATTATTCTTACAAGTGGTGGTTCTGGCTACTCAACGACACCAACAGTTACAATCTCAGTACCAGATAACGAATCAGTTGACCACTCGCTAATCAACAAAGATGATGATTTTGCATATATTGTTATTGTAGAGGATAGTTAGATGGATGATGAGACTATCACTGATGCTTTAGGTTTAGAACCAGTAAAGCATGAAAGTGTTTCAGTCATTATTCCTGAAAAGACAGATGATGACATCGAGAACGATTTCAAATATACAAGAGAAAATCTGTATTCTGTCATTGAGCAAGGCAATCATGCACTTGAGCAAATGATAGATGTTGCTCGTGCTTCAGAGCATCCAAGAGCGTATGAAGTTGTATCTACTCTAATGAACACTCTTGTAAATGCTAACAAAGACCTACTCGACCTTTCTAAAAAGAAGCAGGAACTTGCTCCTAAAGAAGACTTTGGTGGACCACAGACAGTGAACAATAATCTGTTTGTTGGTTCGACGGCCGACTTACAGAAAGCGTTGAAAGAACTATAATGAGCATTGAAAGACTTGGTTATAATGGAAACGCAAATCTAAAAAGAAAAGACACTCGAATTGAATGGACACAAGAACTCGTAGCAGAGTATGTCAAGTGTGCAAAAGATGTGGTCTACTTTGCTGAAAAGTATATTCAAATCGTTCATGTTGATCACGGTCTTATTCCCATTGCGTTATATGATTATCAAAAAGAAATCATAGAAAAATCTCAAGACTCCAGAAATGTTATTGTCAATACCTCAAGACAAGCAGGTAAGACGACAACCGCTGCCGTTCTCATTCTGCATTACATTTTGTTTCAAGAACATAAGACAGTAGCATTGCTCGCTAACAAGGGTGATGCAGCAAGAGAGATTCTTGACCGTATCAAGATTGCCTTCGAAGCCCTTCCAAAATGGATTCAACAAGGCGTAGTCGAGTGGAACAAAGGGTCTGTTGAGTTTGAGAATGGATGTAAGATTATCGCTACTGCAACTTCTTCATCTGCGATTCGTGGTAAGTCTGTATCATATCTCTATATTGATGAGACTGCATTCGTTGATAACTGGGACTCATTCTTCGCTTCAGTCTTTCCAACAATCTCTTCTGGTGAGACAACAAAGATTCTACTAACCTCTACACCAAATGGTCTCAATCATTTCTACAAGACTTTCGAGGGTGCAAAAGAAGAGCGTAATGGATACGCTTTCGTAGAAGTCCCTTGGTATAAAGTGCCAGGTCGAGGCGACAAATGGAAGAAAGAAACCCTTGCTTCTATGGACTTTGATGCACAGAAGTTTGCTCAAGAGTTTGAGTGTGAGTTTCTGGGTAGTTCTGGCACACTCATTGACGGGTCTAAACTCAAGCAGTTATTTCACAAAACACCCATTCAAGACCAAGCTGGTATCAAAGTATATGAGCAACCGCAAAAAGATAGAATGTATGCTTGTTTGGTTGATGTGTCAAGAGGTAAAGGTCTAGACTATTCAGCCTTTCAAATCATTGATATTACAGCAATGCCATATCAGCAAGTATGTGTATATAAAGATAGTCTTGTCACTCCCATTGAATATACTGATGTTATACATAGAATGACATCATATTATAATAATGCACATACTCTAATTGAGGTAAACGATATTGGTGGACAAGTGTCAGATTTGCTATATTATGAATACGAAATTGAAAATTTAATATCAACTGAATCTGCTGGTAGGTCAGGTAAGAGAATATCAAGTGGATTTAGTGGTAAGAACATCGATAAAGGCATTAGAACAACAAAGTCGGTGAAGGCTACTGGATGCTCTATTCTAAAGATGATGATAGAGCAAGATCAAATTATTATTAACGACTTTGACACTATTAACGAACTCTCTAAATTTTCGAGGAGAGGAAATAGCTACGAAGCAGAATCTGGGAGCCATGACGATTTAGTTATGTGTTTGGTTCTGTTTGCTTGGCTATCATCGCAACAATATTTTAGTCAGATTACAGATATTAATACCCTTACGAAACTGAGGCAACGAAGCGAAGAACAAATGATGCAAGACCTCTTGCCTTTTGGTTTCTATGATGCTGGTAACAATGATTCAACACAAGACATTGTTCATGTTGATCGTGGAGATGGAGGATGGCTATCGTCTCAGTAAAATATCGTTTTTTATAAATAAATAAAATATTCAATAACGATAAATCTCTATTACAAGGAGAAATGAACTATGCCATTTCAAGTAAGTCCAGGCGTCAACGTTACAGAGATTGATCTCTCTACCGTTGTACCTGCCGTATCAACTACTGAAGGTGTTATTGTAGGCACTTTTACACAAGGACAAGTGGAACAAACAACTCTTATCACCTCTGAGGAAGATTTGGTTGCTCGCTTCGGTAAGCCAAACTCAAACAACTTCGAAACATTCTTCACTGCTTCTAACTTCCTGTCATATGGTAACAAACTATATGTTACTCGTGTCACAGCCGCAGATGCTGTAACTGCTTCTGCTTCTGGTAATACAACAATCCTCATCGAAACACGCACAGAAGCAGAAGCACTTTCTGGCCAAGGTGAGTTCATTGCTCAATCAGCAGGCACATGGGGTAACAATCTAAAAATCTCAGTATGCTTTGACAGTGCAGACTTCTCTGAAGCAATTACACTCACAACAGGTATCTCTACAGGCGCTACAACGATTCAATGTGCTAACAGTTTCTTGACTAGTACAAATCTAGCCGCTGGTGATATTCTTCGTGTTGGTAACTCTTCTATCGGGTTCCAAGATTTAAGTGTTAGTTCTGCCGTTGTAGAATCTGGCAATACAGATTACGCTCTCATCACTTTTGCTCCTGCATATCGTCTATCAGACACTTCACCTACGGCAGCAACTCGTAAATGGGCACACTATCTGAACGTTGATGCTGCGCCCGGTAGCGCCAACTCTCACATCGTCGTTGTTGACGAAGATGGTGGTATCTCTGGTACAGCAAACACAATTCTTGAAGTTTACGCTGATGTTAGTAGAACAGATGGCGACTTAGATGACCAAGGTAATTCGATTTTCTACAAGGATGTAATCAACGAGCGTTCAAATTACATTTGGACAACTGCTGCTTCGCTTACTGACGGTGCTAACTACATATCATTCACAAATGGTTCTGAAGGCACGAACGGCACAGAATCAACGATTGCTCTTTCAAGACTTGCTAGAGGTATTGACCTCTATCAGAATGCAGAAGAGATTGATATCTCTCTTGTTCTTGCTGGTAAAGCGAACACAGTTATCGCTAACTATATCATTGACAATATTGCTGAAGTTCGTAGAGATTGTGT